GCATAGATAAAGACTTCAAGAGTGTACCGGGCATCTTCTACGACTATAACAAAAAGGAATACCATCACCCATCAGAAGAAGAAGCCGATCAGTTCCACCTTATACAATCTATCACAGGTGATTCTACAGACGGCTTTGGTGGTGTACCTAGAGTGGGGCCAGTCGGTGCAAAGAAAGCACTTGAAGCAAACGGCTATACATGGGAGACTGTTGTAAAGATGTATGAGAAGGCAGGACTAACAGAACAAGAAGCACTAACGAATGCGTGGATGGCACGGCTGTTACGCACAGAAAACTACAACCAAAGAAAGAAAGTAATAAAGAACTTATGGACACCGAGAAACTACCAAACCAAGGATATACTAAAGATTTCACCACAGGCAGCAAGCGTGACGGGGACACTGGACGCGGACGACCCAACCTTATACCTCCAGTCGCCTTACGCTCTCTCGCCCGACGATTTGAAGAAGGAGGAAAGATGTACGGAGACAATAATTGGCAGAAAGGATTCCCTCTCTCCCGCCTCTACGACTCCATGTTCCGCCACCTTCTAGCTTTGGCTGAGGGAGATGACAGCGAGGATCACGCAGGTGCTATACTTTGGAATGCTTCAGCTTGGATATGGACGGAGCAACAGATTAAAGAAGGATCACTACCACAGGAACTAGATAATATAACATATAGGAATGCAGATGAATGAAGATATAATACTACCTACTCTATCTAAAAACTTAATAGATAAGCTTGACAAATTGTTTCCTGATAAATGTGCAGACTTGACGGACGACGACAGAATGGTATGGTATAAGTCAGGACAACGTAGTGTAATTAAATACCTACAACAGATTTACGACGAACAACTTCAAGACTCAATTATAACAAAGGATTAATTATGTGCTTTGGCGGATCAACACAACCACCTCCTCCACCTCCACCACCACCTCCTCCTCCGACTGCAACAGCGGTAAGAGCGGAGCCTGTGAAAGCGAGGCGGACATCTTCACAACAACGTAGGCGTGGAACAAAGAAGCTTACAGTAACTAGGAGACCAGCACTCGGTATGCAATCAGGGCAAGCAGGAGTACAACTACCACAATGAATATGATAAGCTTAGAAAAGAAGACATTACTTGACGGTGTAGTAGCCGACGGAGCAGGAACTGGTTTCTCAGTAGAACGCTCAAAAGGTTGGACTTATGTTATTGAGTCTACATCCGTTACAACAGGAGCAACAGTAGCAATCGAAGCCTATGTAGGTGGAGCTTGGAGAACAATCGACAGCAAAGCAATAACTGCTAACGGTAACATTATGATCTCCGACACACACGGTCACTACGAAAAGATCAGAGCTTCTGTATCAAGTCGCACCGACGGAACCTACAGCGTCTACGCAACGGGTACTGTTGACTCTCTTTAATAGTGTCTTTAGTAGCCGTCAGTATTCCTACTCCTTCTGAGGTATCAAAACCGTCTGAGTTTGTTACACCGCAGTTTGGTACTAGCTTCTTCTTAGATTTGTTTGATGCTACCTTCCAAGCAGGGTACGACACTCAAGCTAACATAGAAGCAAGGACAGGAGATGATGCTGGTACTATATTCGTAGCGTCTGACTCTGTAAGGATATATGTATTTGACGGAACGGCTTGGCAATTCTATACAGGAACATAACAAATGGAAACAGCACAAGGGTTATACCACTCACTAGAGAACCAACGGTACTCTTTCTTAGACAGAGGTCGTACCTCTTCTGAGTTGACCCTGCCGTATGTCCTACCACCTGACGGTCACAACTTCGCTACTAAGTACTACACACCTTATCAAGGCATAGGAGCTAGAGGTGTATTAAACCTAGCGTCTAAGTTACTACTGGCATTGCTGCCACCTAACGCTCCTTTCTTCCGCTTGGTTATTGACCGCTATGAGTTGGACAAAGCAAAGCAGGAGCTAGGGCCAGAGGGAGCAGAGCAGTTACGCAGTGACCTTGAGAAAGCTTTAGCTGATGTAGAGCGTAGTGTATCACAAGAAGTAGAAGTACAGAACTTTAGGAACGGTATATTCCAAGCACTAAAGAACTTACTTATCAGTGGTAACAGTCTGCTGTACTTACCGGATGAAGGTGGTATGCGTGTGTTCCGTCTTGATCGTTATGTTGTAAAGCGGGATCCAATGGGTAACGTTACACACATAGCTATTAAAGAAACAGTAGCACCTATGATGTTACCTGAGTCTGTAAGAGAAGAAGTATATAGAGAAGAGAAGGAGAACAGCTGTGACTTATATACATCTGTTGTACGAGAAGGAGATAAGTATATTGTACAGCAAGATGTTAAAGGTATTGTTATAGAAGAAAGCCGTGGTGAATATCCTATTGATAAGTCTCCTTGGTTACCCCTTCGCTACACACAGATTGATGGTGAAGATTACGGTAGAGGTTTCGTAGAAGAATACATTGGTGACATCAAGTCGCTTGAAGCTTTAACAAAAGCAATCGTAGAAGGTAGTGCAGCAGCAGCTAAGGTATTGTTCATGGTTAATCCGAACGGTACTACAAGATCCCGCACACTGGCAGAAGCACCTAACGGAGCTATCGTACAAGGCAGTGAAGGAGATGTATCTGTACTACAGCTTAACAAGTTCAACGACTTCCGTACTGCTCAAACAACCATGCAAGGCATAACAGATAGACTGAGCCAAGCATTCCTGTTGACTAGTGGTGTGGTAAGAGATGCGGAGCGTGTAACAGCTGAAGAGATACGGATGCTAGGACAGGAGTTAGAAGCTGCACTGGGTGGTCTTTACTCTTTGTTATCACAGGAGCTACAGCTACCAATCGTTACTCGCTTGATGGATAAGATGTCCAAAGAGAAGAGACTACCGAAGCTACCTAAAGATATTGTTAAGCCTACTATTGTTACAGGAGTGGAAGCTTTAGGCAGAGGTAACGACTTACAACGACTCGACCTATTCCTTGCAGGAGCTAACCAAGTAGTTGGCCCACAAGCAGTAACACAATACTTAAATGTTAGTGACTATTTTAAACGTCGTGCTACAGCTCTCGGTATTGAAACTGATGGCTTGATCAAGACGGACGAAGAAATTCAACAAGCTATGCAGCAAGCTCAGATGATGGAGATGACACAGAAACTCGGAGCACCCGCAGTCGCACCTGCCGTCAACGCAGCACAGGAGCAGTACATGGCATCACAACAAGAACAACAACAACCACAGGAAGAATAACAGATGGCTGACTTACACCGAGTAGAGATAAATGAGAAAGTACAAACCGAGATTGAACCAGATGCAGCGTCCGCTGTTGAAGCAGTACCTCAAGAACAAACAACAGAACAACAAACGGATAGACCTGAGTGGTTACCTGAGAAGTTTAAAAGTCCTGAAGACATGGCTAACGCTTACAGCGAGCTTGAGAAAAAGATGGGCACCGGGACTACTGAGGAAGAACAACCAGCAGAAGCTACAGAAGAAAATGACGGAGATGTACAAGATGGTGACGATAACAATAAAGAGAACACTGAGTATAGTGCTGTTGTTACTGATGCTTCTAAAGAGTTCTTTGCAAATGATGGTCAGCTCTCTGATGAAACTTACGAGAAGCTTGCTCAAGCAGGTCTGCCGAAAGAATTAGTAGATAGCTATGCAGCTGGACAACAAGCTCTGTTACAATCCGAAGAGGGAGAGATTAAGAGCGTGGCTAACGGACAGTTCGATGCTATGGCAGAGTGGGCTAACGATAACTTAGGACAGGAGGAGATAGATGCATTTGATGATATTGTTACTGGAGGAACTAAAGAACAAGCTAAGTTTGCAGTTAAAAGTCTTTATGATAGATATGAACGAGCTAATGGTTCTTCACCTAAACTTGTACAGGGAGCCGTTACTGGTGGTTCTACTATGCCTTTTAAATCAATGCAAGAGTTAGCTCGTGCTCAGTCAGATCCTCGATATAAGACAGGAGATAAAGCTTATCACGAAGAGATTGACAGAAGGCTTTCTGTGAGTAGACTATAATTTTATTCATAACAGATGTGTGTGTGACACCTTGGACTTCCTAATTTTTCTCCCTGTGCTTATTGGTTGGCATAGGTTTTTTTAGTGGATGTTCCAAGGTGTCCCTATTTTTTTAGTTTGCTGACCTTCTGCCTTCATCGTTATGTTTAAAGGCATGGCAACAGAAATAGGAGAAAACGTGCAGGTCAAAGCCAACCTAGCGTTTATGGCAAAAGTCATAGCTATTGTTGGGACTTGTGTGTGGGGATACAGTGTAGTATGGAATAAGCTGATGGTACTAGACAGCAGTCTTGATAGAGTACAGCACGAAGGTACTTTACTAGGAGACTTGTCCGCTCGTATGATGCATATTGAGAAGTTTGCTGAACAATCTAAAGCAGACCTTAATCATTTACTAGAGATGCAAGACGCTCCTATAACATCTGACCACCAACAGTTTGAGAGATTAAAGTACCTAGAGAAAGAGCTGGATAGGCTGCGTGATAAAGTAGAAGGGACTAAATGAGATGGGTGAGTTACTTATGTTGTTCATCACGGGAGGTGGCAGCACGGCTATGGGTGCTATTCTTAAAGGCGTGTTCGGTTATATCTTTGAAAGCAAGCAACAAAAGCACGATCTTGAAATGGCGAGAGAGGCTCGTAACAATGATAATTTCCTTAGACTACAAGCTGAAATCAATAAAGGAGGTAATGGGGAATTTGTTTCTTTTACTCGTCGTATGCTTGCTGTTATCGGGGTGTCTACGCTCTGTGCGTGTATCATCCTTTGCACCCTCTTCCCCACAGCAGAGATCGTTACCATCACAAATGCAGACGGAGAAGGAATCAACGAAGTCTTCTTTGGACTCATCAGTTGGCCAGCAGCTCAGGAGCCGCTCACTATATCTTCTGGACACATCAGCCTTATGGGATGCACAGTAATACTGCCTTGTATCTTAGGCTTTTATTTCGGGCCAAGCGGTCGAAGAGGTTGACAGTCAAGAACTTTTTGTTTTTACTAATAGTAATAATTTTACAGACAACTAGCGACGATTAGTTCCTCGACCTACTGCGGTAGACAATCCTGTGTTAACGAAAGAAGTGAAAGTCACCCAAACACAACTAACAAATAACTACAACATAGGAGATTATATATTATGGCTAATGGCGATACATCCCCCTCACGTGTAGGACAGGTTAATTCGGCTGGTGATGTCGATGCTTTGTTTCTTAAAAAGTTTAGCGGAGAAATTCTGCAAACCTTCGAAGAGTCAAACATCTTCAAACCACTGCATACTGTTCGCACAATCGAAAGCGGTAAATCCGCTCAATTCCCAGTAACAGGCGTTGCTTCTGCTGACTACCACACACCCGGTGAAAACATTGCCGACAGTGGAAACAGCTACCTTAGCGACATCAAGAAAGCTGAAAAGATAATTACCATCGATAAGATGTTACTTGCTTCTACTTTCTTATCAAACATCGACGACGTCAAGAACCACTACGACATCCGCAGCGTTTACGCTAGTGAGTTGGGTAAGGCTCTTGCTGTACGTTTTGACACAGCTATATCTAAAGTGTTTATCGGTGCTGCTCGTGCAGCTGCTGCTATCACTGGCGGTAAAACAGGCGGTGTTCTTGATGTTTCTGCTAATGTAATGGGAGACGTTTCTGACTCCGGTGACGACGCTGACAACACAAGCCCAACAGGTGCTGAGTTAACAGCTGCTCTTTTCACTGCTGCTCAAAAGCTTGACGAGAATGACGTTCCTAGTGACGGTCGTTTCTGCGTATTGCGTCCACAAGAGTACTACAAGTTAATCACTGGTGGTGCTGGTGCGTTGGCTATCTCTACTTCTGCTGTCAATAAAGACGTCGGAGGTTTAGGAAGCATCGCTTCTGGATCGATTCCACAAGTTGCTGGTATCACAATCTACAAGTCCAACCACATCCCTTCAACTGATTTGTCTGCTGTTGCTACTGGCGACGGAGCTGCATCTAACGATGTATTCGGTGGAAGCGGAGTAGGGTACAACGGTAACTTCACTAATACTCTTGGTGTTGTTGCTCACAGTGCTGCTGTTGGAACCGTTAAACTGCTTGATCTCGCTACCGAATCCGAGTATCAGATCGAGCGTCAAGGTACGCTTTTCGTAGCTAAGTACGCAATGGGTCACGGAGTTCTCCGTCCTGAGTGTGCTATCGAGCTTCAGAAGTAACACTCTCTCTCGGTGCTGGGGAGGTCTGTGATTCGTTCCGCTCCCCTCTACCGAGTATTTTTATTTATATAAAGCTATGGCACTGACTACTAAATTAAACGCTGTTAACACAATGATCTCCGTTATAGGAGAAGCTCCAGTAAATGCACTAGGAGGAACAGCAGTACCAGTAACAGTTGTCCAAGCAGAAGCTGTATTAGACGAGACTAGTAAAGCAATACAGTCCGAAGGATGGCACTTTAATACAGAGCACGAGTATACACTTACTCCTGATGCCTCCACATCTAAGATTGTACTACCGAGCAATACGCTAAAGGTCGATCTTAATCCTGAAATTTATACAGACTCAGACCCTGTGCAGCGTGGACTTACATTGTATGACCGCAAGAATCACACGGATGTCTGGTCTAAGGAGGTTAAAGCCTCCATTACTTTTGAGTTGGAATTTACAGATATGCCTGAACAGTTCCGACATTACATATCCGTTAAAGCAGCTCGTATATTTGCTAATCGTTTCTTAGGCAGCAGGGAGATAGAAGGCTTTGCGTTGAGAGATGAGATAGAAGCTAAAGCTAGAGCAGTAGACAGCGACTCAGAGAACGCTGACAGAACTATATTTGATAACTACAGCGTACTGCGTGTGCTTGATAGATAATGCCTCTGTTAGTTAACAGTGTACCAAACCTCGCACAAGGTGTATCACAACAGCCTGACAATTTAAGATACCCCGGTCAGTGTGATGAGCAGATCAATGCTTGGGCTACTGTTGTAGAGGACTTGTTAAACGGCCCTAACACCCGTTATGTAGGTAAGCTGTTTACTTCTCCTCTTAGCGATGATGCTTATGTTCAATACATAGACAGAGATGAGAACAATAGATATGCAGCTGTTATAGATAGTAACGATGTATCTGTGTTTGATTTAGCAGACGGCACAGAGAAGACAGTAACTATAACAGCAGATGCACAGACTTACTTAAATGGTATAACAAATCCTAGAGAGAATGTTAAAGCGTTAACTGTTGCTGACTATACATTCATAGCTAACAAAGAGCAGAGGGTATCATTAGGTTCTTCGGTTAGTCCTGCTCTATCCTATGAAGCTTTA